AGACTGGCGAGTTAGGGTCTTTAAAAGTAAGTGTGAATCTGTTAGATATTACATTGAAATTCTAAATACAAAAAAAGTGTATTCAGAATTTAGGAAAGCTAGAGATATGTCATTTAATAGAGATCCTATTAAAATGGCTAGAACTTTAGATAATTTTTCTACAAATAAAGAATACGAAAAACATGTTATTGAGGTTATTAAAAAATTAAGAAATGAAGCTAAGTGAAAATTTTACATTAGATGAATTAACAAAATCACAAGAAGCAATACGTCTTGGTATTGCAAATGAGCCTAACGACGAGCATATAACTAATTTAATATTACTTTGTAAAAATATTCTTCAACCTATTAGAAATCATTTTAATAAAGTTGTATCTGTATCTTCTGGATTTAGATCAGCAGCGCTTTGCGAGGCCATAGGATCAAGTAGCAAGAGTCAGCATACCAAGGGGCAAGCAGCAGACTTTGAGATATTTGGTATACATAATAAAGAAGTTAGTGATTGGATCGTTCAAAACCTTGATTATGATCAATGTATACTAGAATTCTGGAGCCCTAACGATCCCAACTCCGGATGGATCCATTGCAGTTATAATGATTCTGGCAATAGAAGGCAGTACTTGAAAGCAGAACGTATTAATGGTAAAGTTGTATATTCAACTATAAGTTAATATATGCCAATAAGCAGAGCACAAATACCTCAACAAATAGAAGGCAAACTTAGGGGTTCAAAACCATCTAGAGCTATGCTTGCATATAAGCGAAAAAATAAAAGGAAAAAATAATGGGTAAACTTTGTCCAAGAGGAAAAGCAGCGGCTAAAAGAAAATTTGATGTCTATCCAAGCGCATATGCAAATATGTATGCTTCAGCTGTTTGTTCTGGGAAAGTAACACCTGGTGGAAAAAAGAAAATGGCAAGAGGTGGTTTCGTTGCTAAAGGTTGTGGCAAAGTTATGGGTAATAGAAGAAAGGTTACAAAAGTTTATTAATATGGCAAATGGTCTTAGAAAATGGGTTTCTGAAAAATGGGTAGATATTGGATCTAAACGTAAAGATGGTTCTTTCGCTCCTTGTGGAAGATCAAAAGGAGAAAAAAGAAAAGGCTATCCAAAATGTGTTCCATTAGCTAAAGCTAGAGCAATGTCAGAAAGTCAAAGAAGATCAGCGGTCACAAGAAAAAGAGCTGCGGGAAATGTGGGACCTAAACCAACAAACGTTTCAACATTTGTAAAAGGAAAAGAATTTGCTAATGGTGGAATAGTGGATACTACAAAAATGAGGTATATATAATGGCAACATCAGGAACAACTAGTTTTGATTTACAAATAGATGATATTGTAGATGAAGCTTATGAACGTTGTGGAATTGGAACTGAAGCTGGATTTGATTTAAAGAAAGCAAGAGTTTCTTTAAACATTTTATTTTCAGAATGGGGCAACAGAGGAATTCATCTTTGGAAAGTAGCTTTACAATCAACTACATTAGTTGCTGGAACTACAAGTTATCTTACTCCAACTGATTGTGGAGATGTACTAGAAGCTGTTGTAAGAGATACTTCTGGTAATGATGTGGCTTTAACAAAAATTTCAAGATCTCAATACAGTGCTATACCTAATAAATCAGATCAAGGTTCTCCAAGTCAATATTATGTAGATAGACAGGTTAGACCTGAAATTTATTTATATCAAACACCAGATGCAGTAACTTATACATCTCTTCGTTATTATTATGTAAAAAGAGTTCAAGATGCAGGAGCTTATACCAACACAGCAGATGTACCGTATAGATTTTTACCATGTATGGTTTCAGGACTTGCTTACTATTTATCTTTTAAATATGCGCCGACAAGAACAGAACAATTAAAAATGTATTATGAGGATGAGTTGTTAAGAGCTATTGATGAAGATGGTCAAAGAACTAGCTTATATATCTCTCCACAATCTTATTATCCAAATATTTAATATGGCTACTTTTGCAAAAGGAAAATATTCACAAGTAATATCAGATAGATCTGGTCAAGCTTTTCCATATAATGAAATGGTAAAAGAATGGACTGGAGAATTAGTGCATATTTCTGAATATGAAGCTAAGCACCCACAAATTAGTCCAAAATATCATGCAGCCGATCCAGTGGCATTACAAAATGCTAGACCTGATAGAGTAGAACCAGCTGTAAGAACAATCCTTCCATTAAATCCTTTTAGATCACAGGCTGGATTAAATTTTTTATTAATAAATGAACCAGACCATGAAAGACAAACAGGAAATATTATATCTTTTGCTTATGCAGATGGTTTTGGAGGCTTTAGTCCAAATACCTTAAACAATACAAATGGATATTCTATAACTTTAGGCGCTCCATTAGGTTGGACAAGTCAAGCAGACTTTCCTACAACTGATTTTTATTATGTAAATTTAGGAGTAACAGCAACTCAAACTGCAATAGGTGGTGGCGGAGCCCCTATAACAGTTGGACCAACAACTACTACACCATGACATACGCAGAACTAGTTACAAAAATAAGAGACTATACAGAAGTAGATTCTAATGTATTTACAGCAACCATTATTAATGGATTTATTCAAGACGCTGAATACAGAATATTTAGAGATGTAGATGTAGACAACAACAGAGTTTATTATTCAGCTAATTTTATAGCTTCTCAAAAATTCTTATCTGTTCCAAATGATGTATATCTTATAGAATCTTTATTAGTTGTTGATACTACTCAAACTGGTAATCCTAGAAGTTATTTAGAACCAAGAGACGTATCTTTTATAACAGAGTATAATAGCACTGGAGCTACTGGAGTCCCTAAATACTACGGTAATTATAACGATAGTAACGTTATTGTGGCTCCTACGCCCGCGAGCACGTATGCGGTAGAGTTAAATTATATCTTGAAACCCACTCAATTATCTAGTACAAATACATCTACGTTTTTAAGTACAAAGTTTCCAAATGGCTTATTATACGCATGCTTACTAGAAGCATATGGGTTTTTAAAGGGACCTACGGACATGTTGCAATTATATGAAACAAAATATAAAGAAGCTGTTCAAGGTTTTGCTTTAGAGCAAATGGGTAGAAGAAGAAGAGATGAGTATCACGATGGTGTTCCTCGTCTTAATATTCAACAAAATAAGTAATGGAGTAAAAAATGGCTATAACAACAAATGCAATCGCTAACTCTTTTAAAAAAGAACTTTTAGAAGGAAAGCATAATTTCACTGCATCCACTGGAGATAAATTTAAACTTGCTTTATATACTTCTAGTGCGACTTTAGGAAAGTCAACTACGGCATTTACATCAACAAACCAAGTCGCTGCTTCTGGATCATATGTTTCTGGTGGTGGGGCATTAGTAAATGCTGGAACTTCTTTAGCTTCTAATACTGCAATCGTAGATTTTAATAATTTAAGTTTTACTTCTGCAACTATTACAGCAAGAGGTGCTTTGATTTATAATACTTCAAATTCTAATACAGCTGTTTGCGTATTAAATTTTAGTACTGATAAATCATCAACGTCTGGAACTTTCACAATTCAATTCCCTGCATTTACAACTAGCGCTGCAATTATAAGAATAGCGTAAGGAGTAACTTACAGTGGCTAATGGTTGGGGAAGAAACACCTGGGGAAGTGATGTTTGGAACGGTGAACCTAATCTAACCGAAGGCTGGGGTTTTAATGGTTGGGGTGAAACTGTTTGGGGAGACAATTATCAAATAGAATTAACAGGCGTTCAAGCTGACACAGCTGTTGGAACTGTTATTGCTGCAATTGATATTGTAGTAAATCTTACAGGATCTTCTTTACAATTAGACATAGGAAATGCAACCGCAGATGGTAACGCTGAAGTTTTTGTTACTGCACCAGATTCATTAAATTCAAATACAGGAACCGTAATAATTCTTACAACTGCTAATTTTGCAGTTACAGGAATAGAAGCTAATACAGCTGTTGGAACAGTAGATATTTCTGCAGGAGGAAATATATCCGTTAACGTTTCTGAACACACTCTTAATTCTTTTGTAGGTCAAGCTGTTTCTGATGCGGGATCTATTGTAAATGTTACTGGAAGCACAATTAATTCTTCTATTGGAACAGTAATTGCAAGAGCAGATGTTAACGTAGATGTTACTGGCTCTAGTGCTACTTCTTCTATTGGAACTACAACAGTTACAGCTAATGCGAATGTAGACGTTACTGGATCTCAAGCTAATTTATCTTTAGGAAATACTGATGAAGTTGGAAGCGCTAATGTAGTATTAACTGGCATAGCTTTAACAACAGCAATAGGTTCGGTAGATGCGGTATCTGTAGTAGATGTTACTGGAGTATCCGCAAATACAGGAATAGGTAGCTTAAACATTATAACTAATGTAGTTATAAATGTTACTGGAGTTTCTGCTCAAAGTAGTGTAGGATCCGTTAATATTACAGCTTGGGCTGAAGTAAGTACAGGAACCCCAGCAGTATATTCACAGGTAAGTACAGGAACACCTGCTAATTGGACAGAAGTTGACATAGCTGCTTAATTTAAATATATAACAACAAGGAATTAATATATGGCATCAAGTTATTCTACAGACCTTAAACTAGAACTCATGGTTACAGGCGAAAACGCCGGTACATGGGGAACTAAAACAAATACAAATTTAGAACTTTTACAACAAGCAATTGCAGGATATCAAGATGTATCTATTGCAGGTGGAGCTCAAACAACAGCTCTTGTAATGACAAATGCAACATTATCTAATGCTAGAAATGCTGTATTAAAATTTTCAGGAACAATTACAGGAAATCAAATAGTAACCATTCCAAATGGTATTGAAAAAACTTATATACTTTATAATGGAACAACAGGTGCCTTTACAGTTGAATTTAAAACAGCTTCAGGAACAGGACCAACTTTTTCTGCAACAGATAAAGGATTTAAATTAGTTTATTCAGATGGAACAAATGTAACAGATGTTCCTCTTGGAGTTCCAGGCGGATCTAATACACAAATTCAATTTAATAACGCTGGATCATTTGGTGGTTCAGCTAATTTAGTATGGGATGGAACAAATTTTATAATTGATGCTACGGGAGAATTAAGATTAGGAGATACAACAGGGACAGAATACGTTGGTTTAAAAGCACCAGGAACTGTATCTTCTGCATATACATTAACATTACCAACAGCAACAGGAACCGCGAACCAAGTTATTCAAACAGATGGTTCTGGTAATTTATCCTTTGCAACTGTATCAGGCGGCGCTGCGTGGCAAGCGGTTAAAACTTCAAACTTTAACGTAACTGCAAAAGAAGGATATTTTGTAGATACAACTTCAACAACGATTACAGCAACATTACCAGCTTCACCAACGTTAGGTGATTTCGTATCCATTATTGATTACGCTGGCACATTTGACACAAATAATTTAACCATTGCAAGAAATGGCAAACCCATTCAAGGTTCGGCAACGGATTTAACTGTCGCAACTGAAAGAGCTGGACTTACATTAGTGTTTACGGATAATACTCAAGGTTGGCTATTACAGAATAATTAAGGGAGGTTTGAATGACAACCTTTAAAGAAATACGCGGTACTGCAATACAGTCAGTATCAACAGATCCTACAAATCCAGAGACAGGTCAGATTTGGTATAATAATACAATTGGAGTTTTGAAAGGTTATGATTTAACACTTGCTGCTTGGGCAGCTGGTGGAAATATGACGACTGCAAGATCTTATGTTGCAGGTTGTGGAACTCAAACAGAAGGACTTGTATTTGGAGGACTTGTTTCTGCTCCACCTGCAATTGATTCAAATGCTACAGAAGAATATAATGGAACTTCTTGGGGACCTGGTGGAAATTTAAACACAGCCAGAAGAGGTTTAGGAGGAGCAGGTACTCAAACAGCGGCTATAGGTTTTGGAGGATATACAACAGGATCTGGAGAAAGAAATGTTACAGAAAAATATAATGGTTCAACTTGGACTAATTCTGGAAATTTAAATGTAACAAGATCGTTTGTAACAGGAGCAGGTACACAAACAGCAGGATTAGCTTTTGGTGGACTAGTTCCAGGCCCAGCTAATTCAAGTTCTACAGAAGAATTTAATGGTTCTACTTGGGCAGCTAATCCAACAGGATTAAATACAGCTAGATATGGTGCTGGAGGAGCAGGCACACAAACTGCAGCTTTAGCATTTGCAGGAGCAAATCCATATGTAACAGCAACAGAATCCTATGATGGCTCAACTTGGACTTCTGTTAATTCTATGAATACAGCAAGATCTGTTTTAGGTGGAGCAGGTGTTCAAACTTTAGCTATTGCTTTCGGTGGAAGTACTCCACCCAATACTAATTCTGCTGTAACAGAATTATGGAATGGAACAAGTTGGTCAAACAGCACAAATTTAACTACAGCTAGAAGAGGATTAGCGGCAGCTGGTACTCAAACAGTTGGACTTGCATTTGGTGGTGTTACAACAGTGCCTTCTAATGCAACAGAAGAATTTACAGGAGCATTTCTATCAGTTAAAAAAATAACAACATCATAATATGACAACATACAAAGAAATTTTTGGTAAATACGTTAAGAACTATAGTTCAGATCCGACATCCGATATTGAAGGACAAATTTGGTATAATACAACTTCGGGAACGTTTAAGACAGAACTTGGTGTTTTAGATGCTTGGGCAGCAGGTGGAAGTTTACCTACAGGATTAGTTGCTGTAGCAGGAGCAGGAACTCAAACAGCAGGATTAGCTTTTGGTGGATTTACTGGAACTGCTAGAGTTAATGCAACAAATGAATATGATGGGTCAAGTTGGACTGCAGGAGGAAATATTAATGCTGCTAAATCTAATTTAGCAGGTTTAGGAACGCAAACAGCAGGACTTGGTGCAGGAGGTTATCCTTTTATTCGTAATGATTCAGAAAAATATAATGGTACAACTTGGACATCAGCTGGGACTTTAAATACTGGAAGATTTAGTGCTACAGGAACAGGTACACAAACAGCGGGTTTAATTTTTGGCGGTAATGGATATGCTCCAACCGCTCTTTCATCAGCAGAATTATATAATGGAACAAGTTGGACATCTACTGGAAGTTTAAGTTTAGGTAGAGGTGATATGGGAGGCGCAGGAACACAAACGGCAGGTTTAGCTATTGGTGGATATGCACCATCTACTACAGCAGTTACTAATTCTACAGAAGAATTTGGTGGATCAACTTGGACAGCAGGTGGTAATTTAAATACTGGAAGAGCTGGAGGTGGAGCATCTGGAACTCAAACAGCTGCTTTATTTTTTGGTGGAGATGCACCAGCAACTACAGGAGCAACTGAAAAATATGATGGAACTTCTTGGACAACTAATTCAGCTATTTTAGGAACAGCAAGAGCTGGTGGAGGAAGTGCAAATGCAGCACCTCAAACTGCAGCAGCATATTTTGGAGGATCATATTCAACAGCAACTGAAGAGTTTGTTGAAGGTGCTTTAACCATTAAAACCATAACAACAAGTTAGTTTACATTATGTATAAATTGACTTATAATAACTAACCAAGGAGCATAAATATGGCACTTTTTATATACGGTACAGCAACTAACACAGGCAAAGGTTTTTTTACTGCAGAAGATAGAAGAAACTTTTTTTTACGTGGTTATCCAGGCAATGTTTGGGTAGTCGGAAATTCTGAAAAAGGAGCTCTATGGTTAGCAGAGAAAAATGGAGTTGAAAAAACTAAAGCAGAAGCACAAGCAATTGTTGATGCAGAAGTTACAGCGGCTCAAGCAGCGTGGGACGCTTTACCAGAAGAACAAAAAAATAGACCAGGATTCAATCAAAGACCGACTGCTATAACTTTACCGTAGGTCACTCACATGACGACCTACAATCAGCTAGCAGGATTAAGAGTCAACTACTTGGGTTCAGACCCAACACTCAATACGGGAAACGAGGGACAGGTGTGGTATAACTCCACTACTGGAACTTTGAGATCATTAGTACAAATTAAAACTTGGAGCGCTGGTGGTAATATGAATACTGCTAGAGGTGATTTATCATCAGCGGGAGCTGCAACACAAACAGCAGGATTAGGTTTTGGTGGATATACTCCTGGAACAGGTAATAGAAATTCAACAGAAGAATATTCAGGATACACTTGGGCGGCAGGTGGAAATTTAGCAACTGCTAGACGAAATTCAGGAGGAGCAGGAACTCAAACAGCAGGTTTAGGATTTGGAGGATTTGCAACAGCTACTACAAATGCAACAGAAGAATACGACGGATCTACTTGGACAGCAGGTGGAAACATGAGTACAGCTAGATATCAATTAGCAGGAGCAGGAACTCAAACAGCAGGATTAGGTTTTGGAGGTGCTACTTATCCTCCTTTTACTAAAACTACGCTTACAGAAGAATACGATGGTTCAGCTTGGACAGCAGGAGGAAGTTTAAGTTCAGTAAGAGTATTATCAGGTTCTGCAGGAACTCAAACAGCTGGTTTAGTTTTTGGTGGTAATTCAGTTTCAGATAATACAAATGCAACTGAAGCTTATAATGGAACAAGTTGGACTACAAAAGCAAATTTAAATACAGGTAGACGTACATTGGCAGGAGGTGGAACTCAAACAGTTGCTATAGCATTCGGTGGATTTACTACAGTTGATTCAAATGCCACAGAAGAATATGATGGATCAACTTGGATTAATAGTACAAATTTAACAACAGCAAGAAATACTTTAGCTGGATCAGGAACAAGAGCTGCTGCTTTAGCTTTTGGTGGATATACAGCACCAGGAGCAGCTCAATCCGCAACCGAAGAATTCAACTCTACAATCTTTTCGCCAGCCACGGGTGCTTGGGCGAGCGGCGGGAATTTAACAACAGCTACAAGAGCTTTAGGAAATGCTGGTACACAAACCGCAGGTTTAGGTTTTGGTGGAGCTAGAGTAGGAGTTGTAACAGCTACAGAAGAATATAATGGTACAAGTTGGAGTCCTGGTGGAAATATGGGAACAGGTAGAGCATATTTAGGTGGATGTGGAACTCAAACAGCGGCGTTAGGTTTTGGAGGATATATAGCAGCACCAAATAGATTTTTAACTGCTACAGAAGAATATGACGGAACAAGTTGGGGACCAGGTGGAAATTTAGGAACAGGTAGAGATATTTTAGCAGGTGCTGGAACTCAAACTTCAGGATTAGCTTTTGGTGGTCTTACATCAGCACCAACTGTTACGGGAGCAACTGAAGAATATGATGGCTCGGCTTGGACAGCAGGAGGAACTATGGGAACAGCTAGAAGATCTTTAGCAGGTTGTGGAACTCAAACAGCAGGACTTGCTTTTGGTGGTACAGTTTCTCCACCTCCTATGAGTGGTGCAACAGAAGAATATGATGGCTCTGCTTGGACAGCAGGTGGAACTATGAATACAGCTAGAAGAGCTTTTTCAGGTTGTGGCACTCAAACAGCAGCATTAGGTTTTGGTGGACAAACAACACCTTCTGTATCAACTGGAACAACAGAACAATATGATGGAACTTCTTGGATTTCTGCACCTCCAATGGGAACAGCTAGATACAGTCTAGGTGGAGCTGGTACACAAACAGCAGGTTTAGCTTTTGGAGGATCAACAGGAACTGATTCAACAGCCACAGAAGAATTTACTGGACCTCAAACTACAGCAACCGCTTCTACCTTGACAACTTCATAAAATATCTCTATATCTCCAATCGAATGACAGAGAAGAGAAATATAAGGAGCTTAATACAGCAAGAAGAGATTCACTTAAATAATCTACTTGATCCAAACGATCTTAATGCATTCAAAGGAATGGTTGAGGAACTTCGCGATACTTGGACAAAAAAACAAATATTCAGAACAGAAACAGAAGCTAGAATTTCAGTATTACAAGATGCAAAGTATCCAACGGTATCCGCTAAATACTGGCAATGTGTTAGAGAACAAAACGTATTTTTAGAAAATTTAATGTCATTATCTTTTGATTACAGAAGAAATGATGCAAAGATTAAATGGTTAGAAAAGAAATTAGAAACTGAAACAGATGAATATAAATTAGAATGTTATAAAATAGATTTAGATGAAAAGATCTATGCAAAAGCTAATATGGAACTTGTTGCAAGAGATCGTATGCGAGAAATTAATATGTGGTCTAATTTGAAAAAAGAATTTGATGATGGATCATTTGATACTAAAAATGTTAATACTCATCAATTAGAATCATATCACCAAATCATGAAGAATAAGGCAGAAACATTAACACCTGGATCTTCTCAACCAGAAGTATTCAATGTTCTTGGGCAATTACAAACTATTGAAAGAGTTAAGAAAGAATTAGGACTATTAAAACATGATGAGAAGAAAGCAATTGGACAACCTACATTCGGTCAACAATCCAAGTAAAGAACTATTCTTTTTAGTAGCATTACCAAGATCAGGTAATACTCTATTTGGTTCATTGATGAATCAAAACCCAGATATCGCTGTAACACCTAATTCTATTACATTAGAAATAATGAAAGATTTGTTTTTACTTAAACAAACCGATGTATTTCAAAATTATCCAGATCATAAATCATTAGATAACGTATTAGATAGTGTATTTGATAGTTATTACAAAGATTGGCCGCAGCGTTATATTATTGATCGTGGTCCTGTAATGACACCTGGTAATCTAATGTTAATACAGAAACATTTCAGACGTCCCTTTAAATGCATTATTATTTTAAGAGATGTATTAGATGTTCTTGCATCTTATATTAAATGGTTTGAAAAAGAACCAACAAGCTTTGTCCATAAATATGGTAAACAAACAATTGAAGAAAAACTTTGGATGCTGATGAACAAAGATGGTGCGATTGCAAAGGATTTAGAAGCTATAAAGAATTCTTACAACTACCCACAAATGTGTCATTATTTAAAATATGATGATTTAGTAAATCAACCAGAAATTGAGATAAATAAAATATATGACTTTTTAAAAATACCTAGATTTAATCATAACTATAAATCCTTGAATCAATTTCAAATTAATGGTATGAGTTACGACGATACAGTAGTTGGAAATAGAATGCATACTATTAGAGAAGATATAAGAAAGGAAGAAAATCCTTATAGATCACAATTGCCTAAAAGCATTGTTGATGCATATGGACATATAAAATTTTAATGAACAAATA